AAACGATCTGGCTAATCGACTCTTCGATCGATTGGGCCATGTCCTGAAATTCTTTCTTGAGGCTCTTCGTTCGCGTGATTGCGTTGTCTAGCCCCTTGGCGAACTGGTTTTGAAAAACGCTTTCGACCGAGTTGCCAATGACGTTTGACGATTGCGCTAGCTGCTGCGCTTGCGTAGAGAATTCGCCCGCCTGATTTTTCAGGTCAACCGAACCGGACGCCGCCGCGATTTGCTGCATACGCGCGGAAATGTCGGCTAGCTGCGTAGACGCCAACGCGCGCATTTGCCCTAACTTCAATTCCGCTTCTATCTCGCCTTGCTGGCCCGCTTGGGTATCGAGCGCGTTTTGCTTTTCCGCGAGAGCTAGGGAACGCTCAATCTGTTCGCCTTGCTGTTTGAGCGCGTTTAGCTGCGCTTGCGCTACGGACAAATCGCGCGCTTGGTCGAGACTATCCAGCGTGCCCGTGTCGCCGCTAATCGTCGCTTGCGCGCGTAGGTGTTCGTGCGAGCGGTCGAAGTCCGCGCCCGCATTCTGGCCCGCTTGCGTATGGTTCAGACGACCTAGCAACGAGTCGAGTTTTTCAACCTCGTCCGCATACGCGCGCGCCGCTTGCGTTTGTTGCGAGGTCGTATCCGCTAGCTGTTCGCCCGTGCGCAATAGCGCTTGCTGCTGCGCGTTGCGTAACTCGTTCGCCTTGTTCTCAGCGGAGACGGATTGCGCGCCGGTCGTCGTGTCCGCGCGCTTTTGATACGCTGCAATTTCTTGGTCGTATAGACCTTGCACGCGCTTGCTGTTCGCTTCAATGACGACGGCGCGCGTATCGTAATAGCCCTGAGTCGAAATCAAATCCGACTTGTAATAGCGCTCCAATACCTGTTCGCGGTAGGACAATAGCTTGTCTTCTGCGTTGATTTGCTCTTGCAACGGTTGCGTGACGGAATCGAGATTAGCGCGGTCCAATCCCCCCTGACCCTTAGGGGCGTATTGCTTACGGACGCGCTCTTGCTCTGCGGCGATATCGGCGGGGCTTGCGCCCGCAAGCGTGCCCTCGCGCTGAATCTTGGCTAGTTGCTCTTGCAACTGTTCCGCGCCCGTCTTCGTCGTTTCTAGGAGCTTGTCCCAATACGTCTTAGCCTCTACAACTTGGTCGTCGTGAGCCTTGCGCGTCGAAGTGAGGCTAGCGTTATCCCGCTGGTTACGCTCTTGCGCGGTCAAACGCCCGATTTGATTCGAAACGTCCGCGTATTGCGAGTCGTAAATATCGCTATTGACGCCGCCCGCGCCGCCGCCGCGCGCGCCCTGAATCCGGGCTTGTTGGGCGCGTAATTCCGCAATGGACTGTTCTGGCGTGGACGTGCGACCAATGGCTAGCAACTCGTCCTTGGCCGCGCTCATGGCTTCTGTAAGGTTTTTCCAACCTTGCTCCAGCAAGCCAAGCTGTTGCACGCTATCGCCGCCCAAATGGTCGTATAGCGCCTTGGAAACGGCTAGCTGCGCGTCTTCCTCTTTACCTTGGTCCTCTAGCGACTTGATGTAGTCATAGGTTGCGCCGTTAAGGAAGTGATATTGCTGGTTCGCTTCGGTCGCCCACTTAAGCGCGCCTTCTGACATGCGCGAAAAGTCTTTAACAACCTCTTCCGTACTCTGGCCGCTCGCTGCCTGCAAACGCGTTGCGGCGAGCGTGATTTGCCCGATGGAATCCTGACCGAATCGACCCGTAGAAACGAGGGCTTGGGTCATTTCGCGCGAAGAGCCGATAGTCGCGCCCGTCGTCTTGCTAATGCTTTCCGCCAAGGCGTTAAAACGCCCTTCAGTAAGGCCCGCGTAATTGCCCGTGAGGGTTAGGGAGTTAGCAAAGGCGCGGCTTTCCTCAGCGCCTTTAATCGCGCCGATTGCGAGCACGCCAATTGCGACCGCAACGCCGCCGATAGCCAAACCGAGGGGCGACATGATCGCGCCCATGATATCGAGCCGTTCCGCGAGCACAAGCAACGAGCCGCCCGCGCGGCGAAAATTGCCCGTAGCCAGTTCGTGCGTAAGCACAAGCAACTCGCGGCGCGCGCCGGTCGAGCTATGCGCAACCTTGTCAAGGTCCGCCGCCACCTGAGACGCGCCCTCAACGCGACGGATAGAACCCGCCGCCGTCGCCACGCCTGAAATGTTGGCGGACGTGCGGCGGGCCGTTGCGTCGATTCGGGACATTGCCGATTCGACAATCTGATTCAAACGCCCCATGTCCTCTTGCGTCTTGGCAACGTTGCCTTGTAATTCCAAAACTAGGGAGCCTAGCGACATGGTTTCACCCGCGATTAAAAACCAGTTTCATGATGAGCGCGCTTTGCTTGTCCTTATCGGCAAGCAAAACGGGCTTTTCTTCTACTTCGTCACGCTGCAAATAGGGCATGAAATCAGCGGGCTTAGCATGTTGCTTTAGCTCGCGCCCGCCGTAATTTGCGACCGTGCTAGCGAGAATCCCCATGCGCAAATCCGCGCGAGAATCCCCAAACGCCTCTAACGACTCGAACGCCATCCATTCCGTTAGCTCAGCAGAATCTAACGAATTGAGTAGCGTTCGAACCGTCATGCCGAGGGTTGCGGCGAGCCGGAAATAGAACTTTCGGGCTGGCCGCTCGCGGAGTTTTTTGCCGCGTCTTCTACTGCCCCCTTGTTGAGGCCGTTAAGCTTTTGCGCGACGACCGCGAGGCGTTCAATTGCGCCCGAACTCTTGCCGCTCAGCGCGTCAAGGTCCGACGCCGTAAACAACGCGTTGCCTTGTTCGTCAACAAGCGTAACGAGCAAGAGCTTTGCGCGCATGTTGTCCGTATTGACTTCGAGCTTACCCGCATCGTTGCGGGTCATAAGCGTTGCTTCGTACGCGTCGCGTTGCGCGCCCGTCATGGTGCGCACGATAACCGCGCCGCCCCATTCGGGAACCTCAACCGTTTCGCTTGCGAGGTCGGACGCCGCCAGAATATCAGCCTTACTAAGAATCTTGGACATGGGCTTAGCCTTTGAGAGAAAGACGGGAACCGTCTTAGGAGGAGTGCGGGCGAAGAGTGCCCGCACGCGGTTAAAACCGGAGCGCGCCCAATAGCAAACTAGGTGCGCTAGTACCATTGAGAGCGGCATAATTAGCTATACGTAACCGGGCCGGTAATGATGATATTCACGGTTGCGGACAAGAGCTTATCCACGCCGCCATCCCACGGGAACGACTCAACGAAGCCCGTAAAGGTCGCCGTATGACTGTTCGGCAACGTCAACTTATAGTTGGCGAGCGTAGCGGCGGCGCGATTGCTCTGTAGGGCAAGCTGGCCCGCGTCGGTCATATCAACGTCCACGTCGAACGAGAAATTGCCCGGATCGATAAGGCCCGCCCGGTACTCTTTCGCAAGGCTCGAAAGGTTCGTTGCGTCAAGCTTCGCCGTCTTGCCGTCGAAGCCTTTAATCGTTTTGAAGTTGCCGATTGGAACCCACGTTTGCGGCGTTGCAGTGCCGCCCGAGGTCCACGCCGTACCGCCTAGCGTGTTGACGTTGATAGCGAACGTGTTAGCCGTAACGTCTTGCACGACCTGTTGCGTCCCGTTAAGAACGGTCGTTCCAACGATGCCCGCGAGGTTCACAACGTCGCCGTTAGCGAAACCGTGTGCGGTCGCTTCGATAATCGTCGGGAAACCGAGCACGATACCCGTGATATTTGCGGCGGAGCCGGTGCCGCCCGAGATTTGCAAAGTAGACCCTTGCGAGCTAATAGCGGTCGAAGTCATTTCTGTTGCTCCAAAAAAAAAGCCCGCAAGATGCGGGCGGGTCGTAAGTCAAAAGAGGGTTAGTAATGCCAAACGCTAAAGTCTTGAACGATGCGAAATGCCTTAACATCGCTTTCATACATGTCCGTATCGCGTAACAGGACATTTTGCAAGGTCCAACCCTGCATAGCTGCGGTTACGAGCGCCGCGAGGTTGACCGAATCCGCATAGGACGCCGCCCATGAGGAAATTTCGAAATGCGTGTTAAAAATGACCGGGTTGCCGTTGCCCGCAAGCGTGTTGCACGGCGGGCTAACCAAACGCCTATAGGTGAGGTACGGATAGCCGATATCTTGGGTTATCACTTCGGGCGCGACGGGCACGGGCGTACCGTTCCATTGCAATGCGCTTAGAAGCGCGACAAGTTGCTCTTGAACAGTGCTCATTTCATTGTCAACCCGAGTTTTTGCGCCTCAACCGGAATGCGCTTTTCGAAGTAAGCAACCATCGCTTTAATTGCCTCGTCTTTAGCGATAGCGAACGCGGGCCGCATGAATGAGCGCGGCTCAACCCATAGCGCGGTCCCTTTTGCCTTGGCGTTCTTTGCGTGCGTGCTGTTCGAAACGCCCGTGTTGTTGCGCGGGACGTAGTAATGCCCGAATTCGAGCCAAGTCCAGTAATACGCGTCTACGCTTACCTTGTTGCCCCTGACTTTCACGGTCGATTTAGGACCGCGCCGCACGCCGACGTAAAAAGTCTGTTGCAGGTCGTTCGATAGTTCGGGGATTTGCTTCTGATAGATCGCGCGCTTGATTAGCCCCTTGTCGGGCCGCTCGTCGTCGCCCTCGTATTCAGGCGCAAGAAAAACGGCTTCGTTGCGGAGCACCGTTGCGCCCGCATTGACCGCGCCGCGCAAGACGTTCTTAGCGATGTTCTGCGGCAACTGGTTAAGCGCCGCTAGAAACGCGTCCAAACCCTTAACGCATTGCAGATTAGCCATTGTTTAGGCCCTCGTCGCACATGAGTTGTACCGTGCGGTTTGCCTCGTCAATGTTCAACATGCCCGCAATGTTGAAAATGCGCGTTCCGTAGAGCACGCGGTAAGACGCCACCATGCGCGGGTCCGCGAACGTAACCGGGTCAAAACGGCACGTAACACGATGGGAAACATCCGTGCTATACGAGGCCGCCGCCGAGCGTTCGGACGCGCTAAGGGCTTCTATAAGGGCGTAGACGCTATTAATCGTCGTCCATGTTTCCGACTGCCCGCCGAACGTATCCGGGGTCGTCGTGCGCGCCTGAATTTGTATAAGGCGGTTAAGCGTACCGCCGCGCATTGCGCCGCTCATGGGTAGCTAGTCCGGTAAGGGTCAAGCAAGCCATCCACGAAAGGCAATTCCTCAACCTTGCCGCGATTCAACACGGCTACCTCTTCGCGGTTTTCGTACAGCGAGCCGACGCGTAGCAAAATCCAATGGCGCAAGCCTTCTGGAACCGCGCCGATAAAGTTAGAGCCGGTTCCAACGTCTTCGAACGTAATCGGGTTGCCTTGCATGTCCGTAACGCTGTACGTGTTGCCGTTCGCCGTCGCAATGAGGTACGGCGTATTAGGCGCGAGCGCGGTGGGCAATGCGCCGCCGCTATTCGAGAATTCAGTAACGTCCCCTACCGCCCACGTAACCGGGCTATTCACGGTAAAAGTGGTGCCGACAGAGAACGTGCAGGGCGACGCGTAACCCGCGTCATAGGTGAATTGAACCGCGCCGATTTGCGGCAACGGGATAGGCCAAATCTGGCCGAACGCGACCGCGCAAATTGCCGGGGTCATTGCCTTATTGACGACGTACACCGATGGGTCGCAAATCTGCAATGTCCCGTTCATGTCCAGGTACGTGACTTGGTACATGTCGACCAAAGGGCTATGCGGGAGAATCGCGGCATAGCCGGGGATGTTCACGTCGTTCGCAAACGGCAAGGGCGTGCCCATGCCCGCCATCGGGAAACGGTCAAAAACGAGTTGCCAACGTGCATGCAATAGCTGTTGACGCGTCTTGGTTTCGCATGCGATGCGCGCGGCGCTAATCAGCATGGAAATTAGCACGTCTTGCGAGTCTTCCGTAACGCGCAAATGTAGCTTCGCTTCTGCGAGGCTAACGGGTTCGCCAGCGGGCGGGCGTAGGCAAATTTCGGGCATAAAAAAACCCCGCTTTTTAGGCGGGGTTCCGGTTCGTGCAACGGTTTAGTTGACGATTTGCGCGACGCTTGCGGCGTTGAAATCCGACGCCGGGGCAAGACGCGGAGCGAAGCCAAGCAACACGCCCGAAACGAGCGAGGCCGCGACGCCGACCGTAATCGTCAACTGAATAAACGAGTAGCCGTTATTCACGTCGAGCAATTGCGCGTCAAGGTTCAACTCTGCTTGCAGGTTGTTCGTGCCCGCCGCCAGTTCCGTAATGGCGAGGTTGCCCGAGGGAATCGCAATTGCCTTTGCGCCCGCGCCGCCCGAACTCGTTGCTTGCTGAATGTTCGCGTCAACCGTTGCGGATGCACCGAACGCGCCGACTTGAACGAGGGCAAGAAACTTCATGAAGTCCGCCGCCGATACCCAACCCGTCGAAACCGAGCCGACGCCTTGCGAGGCCGGATTGATTACGCCGAGCACGGCAACCTGTTCGCTTGCTTTCACGTTATAAGACATGATTTTTCCTTAAGGGAATGAGGGGAAAACGCCCGCGCTAGGCGGGCGCTTGTGCTTAGCGCGAGGCGAGCGTAACGAACGGGCTACGCTGGTTCGTGCTCTTCGGAGGCGTAATGCTGTTTTCGATTTTCGG